ACTACAGTTCCTCTCGTTGGTTCATGTTTAGCACTCCTATACTTAGTAACGGGGGAACGAGTCGTGGGCTTCCTATCTCTTGTTTCCTTAATTATGTTCCTGACAGTCGCCACGGTTTATCTAATCACTACGATGAGAACATTTGGTTGGCAAGTTCAGGTGGAGGCATTGGTGGATATTGGGGCGATATTAGGAGCAACGGTATTTCTACTACTCATGGCAGTCGTTCTACTGGTTCAATTCCATTCATGCATGTAGTAGATTCTCAGATGTTAGCCTTTAATCAAGGCACAACTAGAAGAGGTTCTTACGCTGCATACATGGACATAAGCCACCCAGAAATAGAAGAATTTATAAACATGCGTAAAGAATCTGGTGGAGATATAAATCGTAAATGTCTTAACTTACACAATGGAGTAAACATAACAGATGCATTTTTAGAAGCTGTAAAAAACGATGAAGACTGGAGATTGATTGACCCTAAAACTAATGAAGCTGTTAAAGTAATTAATGCTAGAGATTTATGGTGGCAAATTATACATGCAAGAGCAGAAACAGGCGAACCATACATGGTAAATATAGATACTTGTAATAAACATTTACCAAAAGAACAAAAAGATTTAGGTCTTGAGATTAAACAAAGCAACTTATGTTCCGAAATAACATTACCTACTAATGAAGAAAGAACAGCAGTATGTTGTTTGTCATCCGTAAATTTAGAACACTTTGATAAATGGTCAAAAGATGATAATTTTATTAAAGATTTAATAACAATGCTTGACAATGTGATAGAACATTACATTGAAAATGCTATAGATACATCACAATTAGGAGGATATAGTGCAAATTTTAAACGTTTTCAAAACTATGTTAGAGAAGGTAAAGAAGGATATATTAAATCTGCCTATTCGGCATATAGAGAGAGGAGTCTCGGCTTGGGTGCAATGGGTTTTCATGCATATTTACAATCTAGGAACATACCTTTCGAGGGAATTTTTGCAACTGGGTTTAATCACAAAGCTTTCACACACATTAAATCCAAAGCTTTACAGGCTACTAAAGAGTTGTCTATCAACAGGGGCGAAGCTCCTGACATACACGGTTCAAATTGTAGAAACGCTAACTTACTTGCTGTTGCTCCTAACGCTAGTAGTGGGATTATATGTAGTGGCACTTCTCCTAGTATCGAGCCTTATAGAGCTAACTGCTATACTCATAAAACTTTGTCAGGTAGCTATCAAGTTAAAAACAAATATCTTGAAAAAGTTCTCAAAACAAAAGGATTAAAAGCAAAAGAGTTAGAAGAAACATGGAAAGATATAGCAATCAAAGATGGGTCAGTACAGCATTTAGATATACTTACTGATGAAGAAAAAGAAATATTTAAAACAGCAAATGAAATAAATCAAATATGGATTGTTGAACATGCATATCAACGACAACAGTTTATATGTCAAGCACAGTCCGTAAACTTATTCTTTACTTTACCAAAAGCTACAGAAGGTCAAGACATACATGATGATTATATGCAGTATGTAAACGATGTGCATTGGTATGGTATGAATAAACTAAAATCACTCTACTATTTTAGGTCTAACGCAGCTAGAAATGTAGAAAATGTAAACATTAAAGTTCCAAGAATCAAGTTAGATGATGTGGAATGTATAGCCTGTGAGGGATAATATGAAATTAAATTTATATAATGCTTTGGAAAAACAATACGAAGCTGATATAGAAAAAGCTAAAACTAATATTCTAGTTTACCTAGAACGGGGTGTTGGCGTAGCTGAACATGATGATACTATAGAATCTATGGACAAATTAATTGAACAGTTAGCTAACGCAGAAGATAAATTAAAAACACTAAAGGAGAACTTTCATGAGTTTGTTAGGCACGAGAGATTATTATAAACCATTTGAATATCCATGGATGTTTGATTACTATGTATTACAAAATCAAATGCATTGGATGCCAGAGTCTGTACCATTACACACAGATGTAAAGGATTGGCAAGAACTTACAGACAAAGAAAAGAACTTACTTACACAAATATTTAGATTGTTTACTCAATCAGATGTAGATGTAGGTGCAGGATATGTAGATAAGTATATGCCTATATTTAAAAAGCCAGAAGCTAGAATGATGATGTCATCTTTTGCTAACATGGAATCTATACATCAACATGCCTACAGCTTACTACTTGATACAGTAGGTATGCCAGAAATAGAATACAAAGCTTTTGCAGACTATGAAGAAATGGCAGACAAGCATGACTATGTAGGAAACTTTAAACCTAGTAGAGCTAAAAAAGAAACTATAGCTAAAACTCTTGCTGTTTATTCTGCTTTTACAGAAGGACTACAACTCTTCTCAAGCTTTGCAATCTTGTTAAACTTTCCTAGATTTGGAAAGATGAAAGGTATGGGTCAGATAGTAACCTATTCTATTCGTGATGAGTCTATGCATGTAGAAGCTATGACTAAACTCTTTAGAGAATTTATACAAGAAAACTTAGACATATGGACAGATGATTTTAAGAAAGAGCTATATGATATTTGCAGACAAATGGTTACACTTGAAGATAAATTTCTTGATTTAGTATTTGAAATGGGAGACTTACAAGGATTAACAAAGAAAGATATGTATGCTTATAATAGATACATAGCAGATAGAAGACTACTACAACTTGGTCTTAAAACAAATTATGACCAAAGAGAAAATCCACTTGGTTGGATTGATGAAGTCATGGGTGTTGAACATCAAAACTTTTTTGAAGGTAGAGCAACAACATACATGAAAGCAGGATTGAGAGGAAGACAAGACAACATAACCTTTAGTGATTTAAATGAGCAGACTAACTGATAAAAAAGATGCTGCTTGGTTTATAAAATGGATATCTAGTTTTATAGTTATAACAGCTATGTCTTTACGAGGCATAGAAGGTATGCAAATGTATGATTTAGGATTATCTATTGTAGGAGTAGCTGGTTGGTTATTTGTTGGAATGTTATGGAAAGATAGAGCATTAATTATTTTAAATGCTGTCGGTCTTGTCTTTTTATTTAGAAACTTATTAATAGAATATATAATATGAAAAAACAAGAAGCAAAATTATTACAATATACTTTACTATACGACAGGTCTGGTAAATTAATTACAGAAAGAATATCAACAGATATTAAACAATTAAAACCATATTTTTCAAAAGAAGATTATGCTATTTTAAATACAACTATGCGAGAATGTAAACAAAAATTAGATGAAATACATCACTATATAGAAACTAATTTAGATGCGAGGTTAATGAAATGAAATGGGCTAGTTTATTATTAGGATTATTAACATTACCTTTACTATTTAATGTTACACCTTTAGAAGTTATGAGGTTAAAAACCTTTGATGCTTTTGTAGAAACTCCAGAGCCTTCTGGTAATTTTGTAATACTTAATATTACAGAAGAAGATGTACAAGCTAGAGGTGGCTATCCTTTTCCTAGACAAGAACTAGCAAATATACAAATAGATTTACTTAATAAAGGTGCTTTAGGTGTCGGTTGGGTTATTTTATTTCCACAACCAGATAGATTTGGAGGAGATAGTTATTTTGCTGACACATTAAGCTATGCTCCTAGTGTATTAGCTATGCCAGAGTTTAATAATGGTATATATCCTAAAACACATGGCACAGTTATAGTAGGACCAGATGTAAATTTACCTAAAGCTACAGGATTTTTACAAAATATACCAGAACTTCAAGAAGTTTCTGCTCAAGGTGCTGTTTCTGCCCCTGTAGATGTAGATAATCTTGTAAGAAGAATGCCTTTGATTCAACAAACTCCTGATGGTTGGGTTGCATCTTTTGCAATAGAGTCATTAAAAACTTTAATAGGTTCAAATACTTATCAAATAAAAACAAATGAAAATGGAATAGAAGAAATAAGAATAAGAGGTTTAAATAGACAACCAACAGACAGTCTTGGTCGTAAATGGGTTAGTTGGGTAGATACACCACAAACTACACTAGAAGAAATGAATGTTGCAGGTAAATTTGTTTTTGTTGGCGTTACTGCAGAGGGGGTAATGCCGACTTTAGCTACACCAAATGGTTTATTAGAACCTCACAAGATACAAGCTGCCCTTGCAGAAAGTATTTTATTATATGATTCTCCTTATATTCCAGACTATAGATTATTTTTAGAGCTACTTATATTATGTGTATCAGGACTCCTTATAGCCTTTGTAATAAGTTATTTTGGTATTACATGGGGAATGGTACTGGCAGGATTTTCGATGGCTTCAGTAGGTTCTCTTGGCTATTACTTTATTAGTATTGGGTATCTTATAGATGTTACATGGAGTATGACATGTATGACACTTATTGCCCTACAACAATTCTATCTAAACTTTAGAACACAGTATAGACTTAAACAACAAATAAAGAAACAGTTTGAACATTACCTTGACCCAAGACAAGTCAAACAATTACAAGATAATCCTGACTCTTTAAAACTTGGTGGAGAAAGAAAGTATTGTTCTTTTCTTTTTACAGATGTAAGAGGCTTTACAAGTTTATCAGAACGATTAGAGCCTGAAGAAGTAACAGAAATTATGAACAAAGCTTTAACTATACAGGCTAATGCAGTTAAAAAGTATGGTGGTATGGTAGATAAATATATTGGGGATGCTATGATGGCAATATTTAATGCTCCTGTTGATGTAGATATGCATGAAGACCGAGCCATACTTACAGCTATAGAAATTAAAAAACAAATGGCAGAAGCTAATCTTGGTATTGATATAGGTATAGGTATTAATAGTGGAGATGCAGTTATTGGTAACATGGGTAGTGATACAAGATTTGATTATACTGCTATTGGAGATGCTGTAAATCTTGCAGCTAGAATGGAGTCAAGTTGTAAAGAAGTAGGAGAAGATATAGTTATAGCAGAAAACACAGCACTACAAACAGATATTAAACTTGTTAAGTTAAATCCCATAAAAGTTAAAGGTAAATCAAAAGCTATAAAAATTTATACAATAGACTTGACAAATTTAGAATAATCACTATAATATAAATAAGGGTGTGCGAAAGGTCGGCACTCAATAACTTGCTTTATAAAGGAGTTAATATGACAAATCTAAAAGCATTCGGGCAGTTCAGCCCATTCTCGGTTGGGTTTGATGAAATCTTTAATACATTACACAGAGCATCAATCCCTCAATCAAACTATCCACCTTATGATATTCTTAAAGAAGATGATAAGTATATTATTAGAATAGCAATAGCAGGATTTAAAAAATCTGAAGTTGATATTGAATTAGATGATAATACTTTGACAGTTTCTGTGTGTCGTGAAGACAATACAGGAAAACAAAGAGCAGAATTTCTTCACAAGGGTATTTCTAGTAAAGAGTTTTACAAATCGTTTGCTCTTGCAGAACATGTGGAAGTTAAAAAAGCTACAATGTCTGATGGTATTCTACGAATTATGTTAGAAAAAAACATACCAGAAAATGAGAGACCTAAGAAAATAAAAATTTCTTAATCTCCTTGTGTAATTTTTATGGTAGAAGTACCTCCACCATTTACAATGATTTGGGTGCTTTTACCATTTTGTATTAATATTATAGTATAGGCATTAGATTTATCTAAATCTAGTCTTACAGTATCTTCTAATGATTTTAAAAATGTTATAATATTATCTGTAGCAAAAGTATTTATCTGTGTGTTAGAATCAAAACCCATAGATGTACCTTTTAAATCTAGGTCAGCTTTTAATATTGTTTCAGTTTGGTCAAGTTCATTTACATCTTGTATAATGTCTAACAAGTCTTCAAGAAAGTTTACATCTAAGTAGTTTATGTCAAGCTCAGTAAACTCTAACTCATCTTCTGCAAGATAGTCTACATCTAAATCATCAAAATCAAGGAAGTTAGCATCAAGAACATTAGAAACGCTACTTCCATTTTCTCCCTGTACATTTGTACTCTCCTTTGGTGGATTAACAATTAACATATTATCTATTAACTCTAAAGTAATATCTAATATAACTGGTTTAGTAGGTTCTGTTTCAAACATAGAAA